TGTAATTAACATCAATACAAAGACTGAGAATGAGAGATAGTATTTGATTGAATTGAGTTTGTCCCAAAAGATATGTACATATGCAGCTGTAACTATCTTACCAAACTCTAGGGTTGATGCCATGATGATGACACCGAGATATGCACCAGCAAATATAGTTGCAAGTCCTAATACAGAAAAGTATGCAGCGATACCTGCGATACCTAGACTTGTTAATAATGCCAACGCGTTCAGAAATTTCATAATATATTAGAATCGTTTTAGGACTTCATCTTTCTTTTTCTTTTTCTTCATTGTAGGAGGCATGGATATTCCACCTCCTGTTGAGTTAACTGGGGCATCTTCTTTCAATCCCATGTTTAGGAAGTCTATTAGTTCTTCTCCTAATTTCACACCAGCATCATAATCTGAGGGATAATGCATTCCAGCGATTACTCTTCCATAACCACATATCTTTGCACCCTTCATAAGTCCTGATCTATGTTGTGGGTATTTCTTTGAATAAAACTCTGCAACGACTATAGGTTGAACTGTATGTCCACTTGGGAATGATGGTGTCTTTGCAGTTTTGGTTACGAATCGATCAAACTCTATATCTAATGCCTCTGCAACTTGATATGGTCTTGGTCGATTGTAAAAGTTCTTATAATGTTTTATGATAGGTCTACATTGTTGTTCGATGAATTCAATCTCATCTTCATCATAATCTAAATCATGATCTTCCATGTAGAGTTTAATGTAATATGATGCATCCATATCACAATTAATGTACTGTTGTTTCTGTTCGTCTGTTGCAGTTCTGTACTCATCCTGTACCTGATGAATCTCTTTAACAACTTCGTTTCCTGTAGGTGGTGTACCTATATCGATAGTCTCCCACCCCTGATTCCAAATCTCTAACTTCTTATACTTTGGTTCTTTCAGGTCTTTCAGTGGTTTGAAGACCATGTTTGCTATTTTTAGGACTGACTCAATAAACATCTTCAGCACTCAAGTAGATTTTAGATTCACCAACATAACCCTCATATACTGAGATTCCAAATACCTTTGCAATCTCTTTTTGGATATTGACTGCAGTCTTAGGGTCAAGTTGTTCATCGTTTAAATCTCTAGTATAGTGACGAAGTCTATATGTTCCTGTTGATAATACGGGAAACCCAACTGCCTCTGTAATGTGTTCAGGATTCAGCTGGTTTGTATCTTTCAAATGACGATAGAACTTCTCGTAGAGTTCTTCTGCTTGGTCATCTGATAGTTCACAATGTTCCTTTAGTATTGCAAGTGCAACAGCGTATGATGCAAATTGTGTCTTACCAAAAGGAACTTTTTCTATGATCTTTTTAAGGTTGAATACTAACCTATGAAGTAGAGTATAAGAACCCTTCTCCATCTTTGTGAATGGGTCGTTTCTAGTTCCATCCTCATTGTGAGTTATTCTTTTACCTTTTGAATCGATGAAACCCAACTTAAAGGCTTTCTGTTTACTAAACGGTGTGACTAACAGTTTAATGATTCTGAATACAATTAATGTGTCTATGATTCTCATAGAACTATTTATAGCAATCTAAAGTTCTCTTAATCGTTGTGCAAGGGAAAGATCGAGTTCTACATCAGGTTCCCAGTTGTTTTCAACATAACCAAGATATAGTAACATAGTTTTGATGGATGTCCAGTATGAGTCATCTTTGATCTTAAACTTTAACATTCTCATGCATGCTTCGAAACCAAAGACATTGAATAGACATATTAGATGGTTTAACATGAGGCGTTCCCTCATTTCACCATTGTTGTGGTAACGGTGTAGTAACCGTTTTAGGTATCTAAACCTTCGTAAATCCTCTTGGAAGTCTTCTAAAGACTCACATTGAGGGTCATCGTAATGCTTTAATGCAAACGCTTGAAAGTTTTTTGCTGTTATTTTATCAAAAAGACTCATAATGTAATAGTATGTAGGTTCCCCCGAAGGGAGGTTTACGAGTCCTTACTTGGAGTCACTTCATAGTACCCGAGGGTACTAATCTATTATTACTTGGATTAGTATCGGCACGACCCGTTATACTAATGACCCGTATACCTTGTAACTACCGTTAGATAGTTGTTCGTATTTCACCTTAAGTGAAACAACCTTCTCTTCCTTTTCGATCTCATCGATCTCACTGTTGCCAGTTTTACCAATGATCTCTCCATATCTTGAGAAGTTTAAGTCGAATTCTCCAGTTTCGGAGAACTCTAATTCCTCATCTGCAGTCTGAGGATTTAAACCTAGTTGAGAAAGTTTTGCTTTCATCTGTTCAACTGCAGCTTTTGGTGACAAGTATTCTGATACTGCAGTATGTCCCAAAATTGCATTGACTTTATTTTTAACATCAACATCATCGATGTCGTGAGGTATTTGTTCTGAACTTAGTCCAGCTCCTTGCAAGGTTGAACCTCTTGCAATTCCTTCGTTTATGAATTGATTGAATGTTTTCATATTAATTTTCCACCGCTATTCCGACTGCAAGAACCTCTGCATGTGCAGCGAATACCTCATCAGTCTGAGTTTTTACAACTATTTCAGATGCTCCACCACCTAGTGTGAATGTTCCTATAAGAGAATTACTTGAGTTCTCTACAGATACTAATCTGTTTGTAGAACCTGAGTTAACTACTCTTACATGTGTTGCACCACTATAACTCGAGCCATTGCCCGAACTTGTTCCACATGCAGCTTCTGAACCTAAAACTTTAATCTTCATAATCTTCCTCTAAAAAATTATTATGCAACTGATATTGTTGCAGTTCCACCTGTTCCAGCACCACCTGCGTCAATCACATCGCCTGCAGCGATTGCTTTATCTGCAGTTGCTCCACCAACATCATCCACAATAGTTCCACTGATGCTTTGAGCTGCAATGGATAGTGTACATGTTCGTGAAGGAACTGTAAATGAGAACTCGATCTTGTTCTTCCCATCGTGAGCAGCTGCTGTTGCAGTTGGGTTTGAACCACCTGTTGCAGCGACTGAGAGGGTTGCACCGTTAGTCACATCTACTTGTTCGTTATAAACAACAACTACTTTAGCAGCGTCACCTTGAGCATATGTTGTTGCATCAAAGTGTACTGCAGAAATTGTTGCTTCTGCTAGTGCAGTTGAAAGATTAGTATTAGAACCAACTGCGACCAAAGTCTCAGTTCTTGTTCTAGAACCTACTGGAATTTGAAGCTCCCAACCATGTGGTTTTGCCACAGTGTTGTTTTTGTCCTCTTGCTTGAGATACTTAGGTTTTGCTTCTGAACCGTCTACTATTCCCCATAAGGCCATTTTTCTTTCTCCTAACTTGCGATTTTCAAAATATCTTTGAAAGTCTTCTTAAATGATTTACTATCTTTTTGTAATAGTCTAGTGTATTTATCACGAATGGGAGCCTTAACAGACATTAAAACATCATGAACTTTGATCGCATCCTTATGTTTGACTTTGATCTTCTTCATGTCATCTGTTCTGACTTCACTATCTTTCTTTGTATCGGCAAACTTTCTTAACTGCATCAACATATTTGCATCGGGTCTGAGTTGCATTCCCTGTGCTTTACTGTTAAATGCATCGATAGCTCTATCGATTACTTCATCTTCTTGAGCTTCGGAATATTTTCCACCACTCATAGTTGAAATCTTTTCTAATTTTTTTAAGAGTTCTTTTTCACTCTTACTCTTTGCAACTGCTCTGGCAACCTTTTTGTTACCACCATCAGACATCATAGCAAAATCTGCAGTTTTCTCCATAACTTTGGATACTTCCTTTGCATCTTTTACATAACCTAACTTTCTAAGTTTCTCTTTAAAAAGTTTTGTCCTACCGTCTGTGGTAAGAATCTTTTGTATTTCAGCTGCAGTTATCTTCGGCATTAGAATGCCCCGTAGATATCATCGTAGTTAGAGTAGTCTTTCTTTGCTTTCTTTAAGAGATCATCATACATGCCTTTTCTGACTGCAACCATATCTGATGTCATTGAACCGTTTTCTTTATGCATTTGAATTAAGAGATTCATCATCTTCTCGACTTTCTTCTCTCTCATTTCTCTTGCAAGAAGTAACACCGATGCATTGTGATCGTTTTTATCTGTCATTTTTGCAATCTTTTCAACTGCTTTGGGATTGAATTCTTTCTTCTCTACAATAGTTTCTTCTTCTACTGCATCTTCCCACATTTGTCTGTAAGAGTTCATAACTGTTTCTTTCTTAAGTGACTTACCTTCTTTATCATATCCAGGCTTTCCTGCTTTCTCTTTCTTAGAGATTGCAATTGCAGCCTTTTGTGCATTAGATTTACCACCTTCACTAATTGATTCTTCATTAAATAAAGCATTGATATCTCCACCTGAGATATAATCTGGCAACATTTTTTCTAAATCATTATGAGTGACTTTTTTCATCTTCTTAACTTTAGAAGCAAACCCTTTCATTGTTCTAGACTTCATCATCTTCTTAGCAATGTCTTGAGCTTTATGAGGTATGTCCATAGGGTCTTTCTTCTCAGTGACTTTTCTTTGGTCTTTTTCTGAAACTCTTCTTCTAGTACCGTCTGCAGATATCCATTCTGATAGATTATCATCTAACCACTGGTCAAATTCATCAGGGTCATCTGTTTTTATTTCCCCATTTTTGATTGCCCAGTATGCAAATGCCATTGCAGCACCTTGAGATATGTCTCTATTGTTATTATAGTTCTTAACATCTCTCTTATAAATTTTCTTTAATTGTTTGAGGTTCTTACCTTCTATGATCTCTGCAACTTGTTCTTCTTTCATGCCCATTACTTTATGTGCAAGTTTAACAAGAACTTCGATCTTTGCTTTTTCCATTTTCTTCTTGTTACCATCGTTTACTTTGTCGTAAACTTTTGATATCATAGATGCAGTGAACATATCTAACATTACACCACCAACTTTAGCTGCACCTTTAGTGTCAACTATCTTTTGGATATCAGGCATAAGGTTTTTTTCTGTAAGATTCAATACATCTTCATGCAACATACCAACCAATTGATTCATTTCAAATGATTCGTTTGCATACTTGAGTGCATGTTTTACTTCTTTGGAGTTTCTTATCTTTCTTCCAAAGAACTTTTGGATTTCTTTTCCAGCAACATCCATTGCACCACTAAGGTCTAATGCAACCTCGACTGCTTTTTTGATCTTAGGGTCTTTTACTTTGTTTTTCTTGAAATAGTTTGCAACTTCCTGACCAGTAAGTTTTGATTTACCATAAGGCCCTAGTGCATCGACTTTACCATCTTTGTCTAGGATTTTTCTTTCTTTGATCTGTTGGAATAAATTCATGGTTTAGTACCCGAACATCATATCATATAAATCAGGGTCATGTTTGTTTATGATTGCACCTATCTCTTCTCTAGGCATAGTTTCCATGTTCATGAATAACTTATCAATCATTTTAAGAGACCTATCAGTAAGGATTTCCATCTCATCGTACATTTCAGTCTCGATGCCTTTCTTAAACATCTTGATGAAATCTTCGATATCTTTTACTTCGAAACCTTCTTTCTTTTCTCTCTTCATAACTTTAGTAATGTCTCTTACTATGTTACTTGCTTTCTTAGACTTGTACTTTCCTTTCTTTGCTTCGGAAACTACTTCAACACTCTCTGACATTTTGATTGCAATATCAGTAGATTTCTTAAGTCCTTGCTTGTCTCCTTTAACTTTAACATTAAAGTGACCTGCTACTGATCTCTCGATGTCTACTGAATCTACGAAAGATGCAATTTTCTTTGAGAATTTGTTGGCCTCTGCCTTATCGAAATAGACATAATTTACCGAAGCCTCGTCTAAACGATAACTTCGACTAAACTTTTTTACAGATTCTTTCTGCTCCTCTTTCTCACCTTTGTAGTTTTTATCTACATAGTCAAAGAATTTTTTCTTTTCTTCGTCTGATTTAAAATCAGCTGGTGAGTCTACACCAAATTTCTTGAGTGCTGATTTAAAGAACTCTTCATAGTCCTTGGAATTTTGTAGGACTGTTCTAGATGCTTCTAGTAATCCTTTGGGTAAGTCTTGTATACTCATGATTGGTTTAGTTCTCCTTTTTCAAAGTACGCAAACATTTTTTGTTTGCCCTCTTCGTTGAGCTGTAGTTGTTTTGCAAGACGACCCAACATGTTTCTTTCTACGAGTTTCTCTGTAGTCCTCTCAACTGATTCTTCTGATTGAATTTCAACTCCTTCGGGTATAGGTTTGACTCCTGCTTTCTTGAACATTTTTACAAGGTCTTTATCCTTAGCAATGTCCTTATTTTTGTTGTCTGCACCCATAGCAAATGTAGTTTTCTTAAATCCTTTTGGATTTTGTTTCTGCATTGCAAGTGCAACTTTAACATCGGTCATATTAAGAAGTTTTGCAATACCTAGTGTTTCATTTTCACTATCAGTATTGAACACCTTCTTAAGCATATCCATAGTAGACATTTCTATTCTTTCTACTAGGTTATCATCCTCTTCGACAACTTCTTCACCTTGCATCAATTTTTCATTGGTAAGTTCACCAATTAATGAAAGAATGTCTTGTTGTGCTTGAAGAAGAGACTCGTACTTCCCGTTGAACTTTGTATCTTGGAGAGTCTTATCACCCATTTTTGCAATCTTGAAGTAATCTTTCTTTGCTTTTTCAATAAGCTTAGAGAGTTTCTTAACGGCGTTAATTTCTTTATCGGTGACTTCTTGAATGTCATCAAAAGTATTAAGTTCTTCTTCGATCTGTGACTCAAGAATCTCATCTGCAGTCTTCTCCACACTACCTTCTTTTAAAGCAATGTGATTACGGACTTCTTCTAGTTTCTCTTTCCAGTTTTCTGACTTATAACTCATAACAGTATTATTTATATATTCTCAATCTTTATAACAAGATTTCCTTTGCCTTTTATAACCCGATGGTACTTTAACTTAGGTATAGCATACCTTTCCCCTATCATTAAAGTTTGTGGAAGTTCATCATCTAACTGTAACTTCCAACCATCCCCTGATAATACAGACACCCTTCGTGTTTCTGCATCTCGGTGCCAGATTAACTCTCGATCTTCAAGGGTTTCTTCAAACTCCCTTATTCTATAAGTCTCTCTAGTCCCGTGTTTCTCTAAAATTTCTTCTTTGTATGGTTTAGACACCGTATATTCCTTGAACAAAATTTTCTGCAACATCCTCAGCATATGACTCTGAGTGATCGTGAACCTTTCTTGTCTCTAGGAATACATCGTTTTCGTATAAATCTACTTCCCAACCCATTTCGGTGTGAAAGTAAACTATTGCCTTTTTTCCATCCAATTGAAACTGATGAAATTCTTTTCTCATGTTAGTATATAGTGTTTACCAAAAGAAGTTTCCACCGTCACTAAGACCCAGTTGTTTTGCATAATGAGGTAAACGACATGACCAATAATTAGCAGTCATCTTGTCATTTGCCTGATCACATTTGTGTCTTGCAGCGAACGATTTCCTTGCTTTCTCGTTTCCTAGTTTGACTTTTAAACCTGTTGTGTCACCCCATGTTATCTTCTTTATCTTCTTTGTTTCGGGGTCTTTAACATACACATAATACTTTTTCGGCCCACCAACTTTCGGTGAGTTTAACTCTACATCTTTCTCTTCATGCATAGGACAATCTAATGGTACATGTTGTCCTTCATACTCTGCAAACTCCCCTAAATCTGTCTCTAAAAGGGTCTTATCTACTGCAGTAGGTTTGTAACTACCCTCTAATTGTAGTCTTCGTGCTTCTTTGATAGTTTCAAAGAACATTTCTGACCCTAATCTAAAGGGATTATCGAATATATTGATCTGATTCTCTTGTAAGGATGCAACGGTTTCTTCTATCGCAAGTGTTCTAAAGGTCTTCAACTTTGAACTCCTCGTTGTATGGATAGTCCTTCAATGGATTACCGAATACATCTTTGAATCTTTTTTTCATTTTCTCTTTTGTTTCGTGGACTGCTTTTTCTTTCTCTTTGATGTACTCATCAACTGATTGGCCAGGCGTATCTTCTTGATAAGATATTCTTATCTCATCTGTCCCCTGTTCGAGGACTCCATTGTCGTGTTTATTACCTGACATTACTTGTCTCCAAACATTTTATTAAACTTCTTGGTGTGAGTGGATTTCTTAGTCTTTGTAGGTTCCCCGTCTTCGTTCTCATCGCCTGGAGCAGGGCCTGTCTTTTTAGCTTTAAAGTGAGCGTCTCTTTTCTGTTTAGTATCTTTGTCTAAACCTTTGTAATACTTCTTAGGTTGTGTACCCTTATTCTTTGATACATCTTTATCCTGTTCTTCTTTGTCTTCGTTATAACCCTCAGACTTACCTTTAACCTTTGCAGCTAGGTCTTTGTCTGCACCACCCCAAGTTCCTTTTGACTTGGTTACAAATGAATTCACTCTTGCAAATGCCCATTGTTGTGCAGTTGCACCAGGCCTGTGTCCTGTTTTGTATGCAGCGAGTCCTCTGTTGTATACCTGTTTCAATATACCAAGAGGCATTCCTGATTTCTCTGCTTTGTTCTTGAGACCTTTTTCATTCTCATATAAAACTTCTTCGTTGGTTGCAGCCTTTCTTGCAGCTTCTCTTTCTGCCTCGATTGCTTTGTTCTGTGCTTCTTTCTCTTTCTGTAGATTGATTGCATCCATTTGTCTTGCATGTCTATCTTTAAGAGCTTCCATCTCATCAACTTGTTTATTTTTGAGTCTTTCCATCTCTTCGGTTTGTTTTGCCTTGAGATTAGCTGCGTCTACTGCAGCGTCTTCTTGTATGTCCCCAGCAACTAAAACACTCAACTGGTTAATCATCGATGTTAACACTGGTGTTGGTAACTGAGACAACATTTGTATTTGTTGTTTCGATAGACCTTTAACTTTCTTTAGAAGTTTTGCAGCCTTATTCTCTTCGATTGTTTCTTCTATAGGGTCACCAAACTTAAGGAATAATCTACCCTTCTGTTGTTTCTTATCAGTAACTTTTGCACCAACCATTGCACCTAGGGTGTTAATCATTGCAATACCTTTCTCGGAGTTCTTCTGATATTCTTTACCAAGTTTCGATTCAATCTTATCCATAATGTTTTTTAGAATGTTATTCCAATCTGAAACAAGTTTACCCTCATCAAAGATAGCAGCTGATTTGTCATTTGCTTCTTTAAATAATTCTCTGTATTTCTTTGCAGCCATAATAGTATTTATCCCTGTTTCCTTAATAACATGCGTTCTCTCCACTTAAGAGAAAGCTTGTTTGATGGGAACTTCGATGTCCAAGTTAACATAGCTTTGTATAGTTGACTTGCCTTCTTCTTCAATGTATTGAAGTCATCATCATTTGTGATCGATATGAAGTCTCTCCCAAATAGTTTCTTAAATTCGTCTGCATTTTTCATTGCAGCTTCCCAGTCATTTTGTACGATATCGAATGGTAGTTTTCTTGCTCTCTTTGCATTTCGTTGTTGTGCATTTGCAAGTGATGTAGTAACAAATACCATTTTGTACTCATAACCAAGTTTATCTAACATCTTCTTATAACTAACGATCTTAGATTTGTTTGCAGCTGTGGTGTCAAAGATCATTCCTAGTCTACCTGAGATATATGCATCCATGTTCTTACCAGTAATCTTCTTTGCCTTTGCACGAATCGGGTCTATCTTATCAAAGTCTGCACCTCTTAGATCAAGAGATAGTCCTGCTTTCTTAAGTCCATTCTCAAATGCTTTATCAGTGTTTACCATCTTAAGACCTAGTGCTTTTAAAGCCAACTGATCTACAACTGTTGATTTACCTGAACCAGGCCCACCCATAAGGAACACAGCTTTGAAGATGCCTGGGTCATAAACACCTTCTGTTATTAAATCTTCCATCATGTATTCAGGAAGATTACCCTCGTTGATACCCATTCCTTTACGGATATCATCGTATAGTTTCTTTGCAACACTCCTACCTTTAGATGGTACACCTTGTTTGAATGAATCAAAATCTCCATCCTCTGCAAATTGTCTCATCTTACTTGCAGACATTCCTGATACATCATCTGCATCGGGGTCTCTTTCTCCAGCTGATATGATGTTTATATTCTTAAACTTATAGTATCCGTGTCTTGCTTTAACTCCGTTGTATTTGGTCAATAACATTTCAAATTCTTTTACTCTGTCTGAACCTACAACCATGTTTACATTTACATACTTCTGTTCTTGTAAATAGTTTGCAATCTCAAATACTGTTTTAACATTTGCATTAACAACAATTTTACCAAAGAACTTTTTGAGATACTTAACTTTATCTCTGTGATTTAGTGGATTCTTTCTTTTATCATTTGAGTGTGATGAGAACAATAATACATCTGTTCCTGAACCTACCTTCATAAGTTTCTTAACGAGTAACTCATGACCTGTAGTAGGCGGGTTGAATCTACCGAAAGTAAATGTACAACTTTTCTCTTTTGCCTCTGATAAGAATCTGTTAAATGTCTTCATTTGTCCCATGCCTTTTGTGCAGTAAAGTTATTAAATGCAAACTCCATTCTATCTACGAGTTTGACTGC